AACTAAGTTGTCTGTATGGCTCATCCAACACTGGTAAGTCATTCTTGGCATTAGATATGTCTTGGCACATCGCAACTGGTCGAGAGTGGAACGGCAATAAAATAACCCAGGGTGTTGTGCTTTATCTTGCAACTGAGGGTGGCAACAGCTTCAGAAATAGGGTGTTTGCCCTCAAGGAGCATTACGGTGACGAAAATGCGTTACTCGCAGTGAGGCCAAGTCCAGTTGACTTGTTTAATACTGAGGTTGATCTTCCCACGCTTACCAAACTTTGTGATGAGATTCGGGATGAGAAAGGTGAGATTGCCATGATTGTCGTGGATACACTCAGTCGTGCAATGGCTGGTGCAAATGAAAACACGTCGGAAGATATGTCTCAATTCATTAAGAACTGTGACTTACTGCGGAACTTATCTGGCGCACATCTCATGATTGTCCACCACAGCGGTAAGGATACAAGTCGGGGTGCAAGGGGTTCTAGCTCACTGAGAGGTGCGTTGGATACAGAGATAGAGCTGGAGGTTGACGAGGGTTCAAGCATTAGAACTGCACTGTCCACAAAGCAGAGAGACCTAGAGGGAGGAGCTGCGTTTAGTTTTAAATTAAATGTGGCAATTTTGGGAACAGATCCCGACGGTGATGACATAACGACCTGTGTAATTGAAAAGGCAGATGAATCTGAAATAGAGGATTCAAAGAAGAAAACACCCAAGGGTAAGAACCAGAAGTTATTCTTGGAATGTTTCAGGCAGCTTCGATCGGATAAGTTCGGCACACCAAATCAGGGTGGAACTGGCTGGCCTGAAGCACACACATATTGGGTCATTCCAGAGGATCAAATCTACGAACACTTCAAGGGAAAGTTCACTGGAGCCAACTCAAGAACAGCCTGGAGACAGACAATTGAGGCACTGATTTCACATGACTTTATCTGTATGAATATGGGTCAAATCTGGATACTTAGTAATGAAGGAAAAGTATGAAAATGTATGAAAAATTAAATATAATAAAAACAATAACTTATAAATGCGTTTCATACATTTCATACACGTTTCATAAGCAAATCATACAATGTAGGAATAATATGAATTACCTATAGGTATTCATATATATTCATCATGATCGAAAAAAGGTGGTTCATATGGATGATGTAGAGGAAATTAGGAGGCCAAAGTTTAGAGGTCTCAGAGGTGTGGTGGGTTCTAAGGTATTTATCCACCCGTGTAGTATTTGTGGTTGTGCAGTAGCCCCGTTCGGAATCGGGTTTAGTAGCGCAAGAAAAGAAATGGGAACTTGGTACTGTGGAGAGCATGTGCCAGATAATTTTTGGAGAATTAAAAATGGCAAGAGCGAGTAAACTTTTAATCGACGCGGCAATGATTGTAGATGGTGCAAGGCAATCTGAATATGGAAAGCCACAGGAAAGTTTCGAGAAGTTAGCTGCACTGTGGTCAGCTTACACCAGTATAGATATATCGCCACACGATGCCTGTGTGATGATGAGCCTTTTAAAAGTTTCGAGACTGGCGTACAAACCAGATGAAGACAGCTCGATGGATGGTGCGGCATATCTTGCCCTAGCCTCCGAGGTTAGCTCAGAGTGATATCAACCGCCTTAATTTGATATCATGTGTTTCTCCCTAAGACACTGAGCTGAACTGGCCTCCACTTGATTAATTTTGGGTGGAGGTCTTTTTTTATTTATTTTACATTTAGCACTTGTATATGCTAGTCTTTGCTATTATGTGTTATATATCAACAGGGAGAAATAAAATGGGTTACGTTAATATAAAAGGTTCTGAGGTTTCACCAAACTTTAAATTTGAGAGAGTAGTAGATGGTGCAACTGGAGAGTGGAATAAGAGTTTTCCAGCATGGGATATAAAGTATACTTGGAATGGTTGGGATTATGAGAGTGTAGGAGTTGTGACTGCATTTACAGGTGATGGAGTTAAAGCCACAATAGAAGGTTATAAAACAATATCAGGAAGAGATCCTTTTACAGTTTTTGAAGAGGCAGTAAAAGAAGCTGAAGATTTTAATATAGAAGATTTTAGACGATAATAAATTGGGGAGCTTAGTCTCCCCATCAAATCAGGGAGAAATAAAATGACTATAGAATTTGACGAAGGTGAAAGAACTTGGGCTAGAAATAATGATCAGGCAGAGAGAGATTCTGATATAGCCCATCAGCAAGAGCAAGATGAAAATAAGAAGTTCTTTGTTGAGTGGGTTGAAGGTTACGGTGACGCCCCAAGTTCACTCTTGTCATTACACGACATCAAAACCAATGATGAGTTTGACGGAAATCTATTACGTGATAGTAATGTACTTGATGACCTTGAGTTCTCAAAGAAGGAAGTTGTGACTTACAATGACCCATCTGGTGAAGTTAAGTTCACAAGGATTGTGTCTTATCCTTTGCATAAAATTAATTCTATAGGAGTTTAATTATGGATACACATGCACAGCAATCAGCATCGCAACGAGGCTCTGTAGATGCCTACTACGGAAGGAGGCCAGAGCCACATTACTATTCTGGTTACGCATACCAGTCAGATAGAGTTGAGCGAGACAAAATGACAAAAGGTCAAATTGAGGCGTACCTGACGGCCTACAACGGTCAGGATGATGAAAAGGATTGGGGTTGATATGGCTGAATATTCTATTCCAGAGGAGATGAAATATAAAGGTGATAAGTCTTTTATTAAATTTATAGACTCTGAAAAAACTGGAAATATTTTAAGTAAAGATGTTGGTGGGATGAGTTTTGTTGCAAAAATTGTAAACAGCAATAAAATAAACTCAATACGTCACATTATAATAAAAGATATTGGCAATATATCTTTAGTTGCAATGTGGGTTCGTACAGATAGCTTTGAAGTTATAGAGGATGAAAAGTAAATTAATTAAATAGAATTTCCCTGAGAGAATTAGCCTCACTTCGGTGGGGCTTTTTTTTATTTTAAATCTAGCCCTTGTATATGCTAGTAAAGACTATTATATAATATATATAAACAAATTAGGGAAAAACAAAATGGAAAAAAAAATAAACACTTTATTAAATGCAATTAAAAACGATTATTCTGGAAGACGACAATTTGTATAACCAGAAAGCCAACATTTTACAGAAATGACTAATAGATTTAATAATAGTCTTGGATTTAAAAATGGTAGAAAATACATTAAAATAACTACAGAAAATGGAGGAAGTGTATGGGGATTTATTGTTAATACAGATGAAGATAATAAATTTAAAAAAGGTGAAATTTTAAAAGCAGCAAGTTGGAATACTCCTGCAAGAAATCAAGCAAGAGGAAATATTTTAGATGGCAATTATTCAATAAGTTGGACAGGGCCACATTATTTAAAATAATTATAATAAATTTAAACAAAAATTAGCCTCACTTCGGTGGGGCTTTTTTTTTGCGTAAATATGTGTATATTAAAAAAATAACAGCTTACCACTGAAAAAGAGGTTAAACATGGCAAGAGCTAAAAATTTAGTCGGAAGACCAAAATTTGAGATCAATGAGGAAATTCTAAATAAGACTGAAAGCCTTATGGCAAAGGGCTTAACGAAGGAACAGTGTGCTGGAATGCTAGGTGTTTCAGTGTCAACCTTCATGCTTTATCAGGCAGAAAATTCGGAATTTTCGGAAGCTATAAAAAAAGGACAGGCCAGTGGCATTGATCAGGTCACTAATGCACTCTTTGAAAATGCCACTGTAGGAAAAGATAACGTAGCCATTATCTTCTGGCTTAAGAACCGTGGAGGTGGGTCATGGGTTGATAAGCAGGAGGTGCAGTCAACTATAGAGCAGAGGCACGTCATAGATTTAACAAGGATACCAGATGACCAACTTGAATCAATTGAAGCATCATTTAGCAGGATTAACTCTGGAGCAAGTGAGAGCGGAGAAGTACCGCAGATCATTGAGGGAGTTCACGAAGGCTAGTTGGCCTAGTATCGAGCCAGCCCAGCCATTCATAAACAACTGGCACATTGACGCAATCTCTGACCACCTCCAGGCAGTTGTCGAGGGTGACATCAAGAGATTAATCATTAATGTACCGCCAAGACACATGAAGTCTATCTCAGTTGCCGTGGCACTGCCAGCTTGGACTTGGGCAAAGCAACCAGACAAGAAATTCCTTTACGCCTCCTACGCAAGCTCCCTGTCGATCAGGGATAGCGTTAAATGTCGCAGGTTGCTCGACAGTAAGTGGTATCAGGATCACTTTGCTGATGCCTTTGACCTAACGTCAGATCAAAACCAAAAGCAACGCTTTGAGAATAATAAAAGTGGGGCGAGGATTGCCACGTCAGTTGACGGTGCTTTAACTGGTGAGGGTGGCGATATAATTATTATTGATGATCCACACAACGTCAGGGAAAGTGAATCTTCGCTTGTCAGGCAAGGTGTACTGGACTGGTGGGATCAGGCCATGCAAACTCGACTGAACGACCCCAAGACTGGTGCATTTATTATAATTATGCAGCGTGTACACGAAAATGACTTGACAGGCCATATTTTAGCTAACGAGCTGGGTGATGAGTACGACCACCTCATGTTGCCAGCTAGATATGAAGTTGGGCATCCTACGCCAATGAGGTCATCTCTAGGCTTTACAGATCCACGTATAATTGAGGGTGACCTCCTGTGGCCTGACCGTGT